CTGGATTCTTAAAAAAGAAATCAGCAGAACGTAAAACGTATTCTTCTATAGTCTCGTTGTCATTATAAAGACCAAAATACTCGCCTTTAGGATGAGAAATAAGCTTTTCCAGACCATTCATTTGTTCAATTCTTCTCTTGAACTCTTGTAAAGAACTTTCTGACATAAAGCCCCCAGCATAAATACTTGAGAACAGTTTATTATTATCTTTCCTTATTCTTAAACGCTCACCTTCGCTAATTACAAAAATATGCAATTTTAAAGCATAAATAAAAGAAAGTAAATATTGGAAATCATCCTCAATCTTGTCCAGGCTTTCCCATGGATATTCTATAAGTTTGCTTAAAATCTCACAGTGAGTTTTATGCTTATTTAAAGCTTCATCAGTAGCAACTATTTTTTTGTCTTTATAGAAATCAAGATAGACAGCAATGCTTTTTCTCAAATCATCGCCATATACTCTACGTTCAAATACAGGTAAAGAATTATTACAAGGCGTTTCGTTAGCCCTTGTTGCGTCAAATAAGAATTTAGGAGTTTCAGCTTCAGAGATAACATTTGATCCAGTATTAAACCTAAATTTCGCTGGTAAGAATCTAAATAAAACAGGTTGAATACTTAATTGTTTACTAAGGAAATAAAAAAATATGTTTTCTGGTGTGTTAGGTATGCTATTTTTATATTTTGCTTCTGTACGTGAAACTATTTTTTTAATAGTAATATCTTTGTCTGTAAATAAATAATGCAAACAATTCTGAATAAAACTGCAATCGTAAAAATAATCAGTTGTTCCTAAAATTCTTGGCATAGCAAATTCAGGATCAAAAGCCCTGTATTTTTCATACAAGGCCTTATATTCTGCTGCTTTCTCTGCTTTATATGTTGCATCAAAACATAACATTAACTCGTCATGAGTTAATCTATATTTCTGCATTATCCGATATATTCTTTCCATGACTTAATCTTTAAGAAGCATTAGTAATTTTTGTTACTGACTTAGGTTGTCTGATACAAACACCCGCATGTCTAGAAACACAATAAGACATATAACCTATACCATGTCTTTGTAACTCATCAATTTCAAACATATTAGAAACAATATGTTCAATAAAGTCAGGGTTATCATTATATAGTAATGCCATTTCTTTCGTTGTGGAAACTATGCTGCCCTTCGCAAATTCTGGAACGGAAACGACCCTTACTCCCATCATTTGAGAAAACACTTGTGCAACGCTAGCTGTTCCGTTAGCTGCTGCCCATGGTGAATAGACAAGGTTAGCATAAATCTTAGGGCTTACTGCTAAAACATTCGGAGCTATAAGTCCTTTTGTTGCATCTAAAGCATCAGTAACCAATCCTTTTAAAGTAGAAAGTAATTTAGCTCCGTCATTTGCCAAAGCTAAGTCAACTATTCCGTTTGGTTCATCTACTACTATAGTCTCACTGCGAATACTTGGATTACTAAATACGCCTGGAACGCCTACAGCTTTATCACCATTGAAACAAGTTGCATTCATAAGCTCCATATTTGAACGTAGTGCTTGTCTTCTTTGAAAAGAAATTATATCCCGTCCTGTTTTAGCTCCTGCCATGATATCGGCTTTACTGAATTGTATACCGCAATATATATCAGCAAAATCCATAGCATATTGATTTCCTGCTACGCTCATGAAAGGTGCATCTTTTACTAATCCGCCTTTTACTGCTGCATATTTAGACCTACCAGTACCCTCAATCATGTTGTACTTATAAATCGTAGCTACTTTATCGCCTATGTCTTTCTGATTAAAAAGACCAAAAGAGGAAAGGCTAGCTTTGATTGTTTCAAAGTCCTTGCCATCATAAGCGGTTAATTCATTTTCAAAGAATATAATGCTATCGGAATCAAGACGTAAACTTGCTCCTTCGCCTCTTTTGAAACTGTCTGTTGAAAATATTTGCATTTTATTTTTACCTCTTAAGCTTGTTTAACTACTGGGACAACAGCATTTACTTGAATCGGAATCAAGTTATCTGCAACGGCCGTATTACTTAATGAAATACCAACTAAGTATGAACCTGAAAGAGTAGCTGCTGCTTGTATTACAAAACCAGTGTTGACAGTAAAGAAAATATTATTGCTGTATCCAGCTTGAGTAACTGTTTTAATTGTTACAAACATTCTACCAGTTTTCATTACACTAACTTGAGAACCTGCTGGATAAGATATAGCAGAGCTTGTAATTATTGTTGCAGGTTTATCGGCTTCATCCTCTAGAACGCTGCCTGGTACTGCATAATTAGTTCTCATTGCTATTCCAAGCATTTTGCCTGTAGCAGTTAGTTTTTTTACAACCTTATTAGTTGCATCATATTCAACAGGAGTCCCGAATGGTATGTCTTCGCCCGCAGAATAAGAGTCTATTTGATTTAGTGAAGTATCATATAAACCGCCGACTAGACCTAACTTTGATACAATCGCAGTGTCAAAATTTGTTTGCATATATATCCCTCTTATTTTTTCTCGTTAAGTTTTGCCATAATTATATCATGGGCAGTATTTGTTCTTTCTGCTGCTCCATGAGCCGCTGCAACGAGATTATAAGCTTTGCTTGTATCATTTCTCTTTGTAGCAATTGCACCTGTTACTTTATCAAAAACACCTTTTACATATTCATCGCTAGCACCATTGTAGCTTACTTCAATGCCATTTTTAGAATCAACACGTTTTAGTGCAGCTTCCATGATTTCCCTATTTGAATGATGAGTATAAGCGGAAAAGTCCTCGCCGAGTACAGCTGCCGCCCTGACTGCAATATTAGTTCTTTCAATAGCTCTCTCATTGATAATACTATCAAGATTAACTTGTTTTAGATCATCTCTTTCTTTAGTAACACTTGCTAAAGTAGACTCTAGAGCTTTGCTTTTAGCTTCTGCTGTATCAAGTTTGTGTTTTAGTAAATCTCTTTCATTAGTTAAAGCGTCAAAACGAGCTTTTTGTACTTCAACTTCATGATCAAGTTTTTTTTCGGTATCGGACATGTTTATTCCCTCTATACTTTTAAAATTGTCATTATTGTATCTTGTTTCCGCAAGTTCACAAGTTTTTTTTGAATCAAGCCTAAATCTTGCGTTTCTTCCTGCTCTTCCCATTTCCACAACGGCTAGGTGATTATATACAATATCAGTTTGCCGATAATCATATCTCTCACCTTTGTAAGTTCCCTCATCCTTTTTTAGAGCAACACTATAACCTAGTGAAAGCTCTGCTTTTCTTCCTGATAAAATTTTATTAATCAAACCGCTATCAGTAACCTTGATTCTAACAACAATATTGCCGTCTTCATCAGTTCTGTAGCTCTCACCTGTAAAACCTTTTTGCAATGCAGAAGCATTGTTTGCATCTACAAATTCCTGTGGATGGTCATCGGTTACAGGTATCATTTTTAAGGTTTTTAAACTATCTTCTTTTAAAACGTCTTCTGGATGTCTAAGTTCTTTGCGGCATTTTCCATCCGCATCATAATAATTAAAGATTCCTGTTCTACTTGCTACTACTTCTCCCTCTAAAAAACCTTGATCGGTTTTCTGTACCTTTGGTACTGGAAAAGTATCTATTCTATAAATTCGGATTATTTCGTCTTGAGAAGTCTGCATAATTTAAAGTTTAATTATAGCGATAGCCGTGCATCTGCATAATATTTCCTGCCCTGGATGATATAAAGCCGCACCTATTTCTGACCTTTGCGTCCATTTCTTCAGGCTTTCTTCGTCTTTATATACATTGACATTATCGTAGGTGCAGATTTTACCTTGTAATACTTGATGGCTCTTTCTTACTCTCTCGTCTTGAGAAGTTGACCACTTGTAGTCGGTAATGCCTAGCTCCTTATGCCTTTGCCTTGTTAGATCAGCATTTAGTTTGTTAATCTGATCTTTAGCGATAAGCCTCGCACGTTTTTCGCTAATTGTAAAGGTTTTTTGTAATTCCTGTGCCAAGGTTGTGTAACTACTCCCTCTTCGCACATTCGCAAATACTACTTCCTGCACTCTACCAAGCAAGTCTTCACTTATGCTTTTTATAAGCCTAACATTATCAGAAACAAACATTTCCATCGCATTTCTTATATCGGGAGTAGTGCTAATAGCTAGATTTTTAAAAGGGGTGCTTCTTAATGATTGGCGTACTGCCTTATCATTAAAGTCATTAACTTCAATACTTGTTTTTACAATACGATTAATGAACGACCTTAATTTTAAGGTAATTTTTAATTCGGCTAACCTAAAGAAGTTATTAAAATCTTCTGTAAAATCATCCTTTCTAATCGCTTGATTGTAACTGTTTTTTATTTCTTCAATTAGCCCATCTTTTATATCCTTTACAAACAAGGATTTTAGAAGCCCATTTATTTGATTAAAATAACGGACTTCTAAAACAAAAGGATACATTACCTTGTTGGCATGAAAAACAGGCACAAAACACTTTTAACCTAATATCTTTTCTAAGTTGGCAATTTGCTCTTTGATAAGATTAATATCATTTAAAAGAGTAGCTTTTCTGCTTTCTGTTGCTATGGTTGCCTCTCCCGAGAAATAAAGCACACCATCACTATATAAAGCTTGAACATATTTAGGAAGAATCTGGATAATCTCTACTGGATTTTGATTTTCATTCATAGATTTACTCGTAAGGTTAATTTTAAAAGTTATTATAAATTAATTGTTTTTTTAATCAATTATTATTTGATGGAACATAAGTCGCTAAAAAATCTTTAATTTTGATTATATCGTCTTCTAATTCCGTTATCGTTTTCAAAGCTGATTCTTTTAATTCAAGCATATATGGATTACTTGTATCAACATTATTGCTAAATAATTGAGATGACCAGTGCCTTAAATTATTAGCATCTGCCATAAACCAACTAAGATAATTTACCGCTTCTGCATTAATAGGTTTTATTTGTGGAGGTGTAGGTTCAATTGTTGTTATATTAGTTTTACTCATAATGTTAATTAACTTTTTTTAATATTTGTTGTAACAAGATTAATCCTATTTCAAATAATTTATTCTTTTCAACCGTAGGACACTTTTCATAAGTACCATAGGCATAAATAACCTTATTATTTTTGAAATAATTATCTACTGCCATTTTATCATCATTTTCAAAATAAACATAAAGTTTTTTTGTAGTTATATTGTCAATAAATGCTTTATAAAATGAGCCATTAATAAACAACCTGATATATTTTGCCTCTTTATCTATTTTATTTAAATCAAGTTTATGAGAAAACTTATAAATATCTTTTTCTTTACCTTTAAAACAAATTTTCATCATTCTTCCATGTTCATCTATACAATTTGGGATATATCTTTCTTTTTCTAGATCAACAAATTGAGGAAATATTAAACTTAAGTCTTCTGCAATAACTCCATAATGATTTCCTTTGCCGTCTGATTCATCAATATAATTATATTGACAAAAATTAATATTTAAAAACTTTTGCTTTAAATCTTGAATATCTAAGTTAGGAATAATTTTTTTTATTTTTTTAGAAGATATAGCATTAAATTCTGAGGCAGCTATTCTATCTTGACATACTATACTGTAATAATTAGTACCAGATGCCGCACCAGTGCCACCAGAACTATTTAGCCATCCATAAGAATAATAACGACCTGTAGTTATACCACTTGATACTTCTAAAGTTCCTCCAACAAAAGACATTCTATGTAATCCGTTAGAGTCTGTAATTCTATTTCCATTTAATTTTAAATCACTATATAAAGTTAAATTACTTACAGGGCTATTAAAATAAATATAAGGCAATGTATAAGAAAAAAAATTATTAGTAAATATATTTGAAGCTGCAATTGATCCTGTTGTATTTAAATTATTTGAAAAACAGTCAATAGTTCCATCATTGTATATTTGCATTCTAAGAATATTATTTGTTGCAAATTTTAAGCTGATATTATTAGTTGCCCAAACATAACCCTCTGAAGTTGAATTGTTAACCCCAAACATAATACCATTATTATTCTGATTATAAAATCCAATACCAGTACCATAAGCAGATGGGTTAGAATTATATGTAGTAATAACTTCTAAAGAAGAATTAGAAGTAGTAACTGTCACTGGGAATTGAGTGACTGCATTAGCCCACTGCCCGTCTCCCCTTAAATATAAATTAGAATTAGCAGGATAACCGCTTAGTCTACCAATATTCAATTGTCCTGAAGTACCACTGTTTATATCAATTAAAGACATAGGAATAGTTGCCCACTGCCCGTCTCCTCTTAAGAAGAAACTAGAGTTAGAAGGATAGCCGCTTAATCGGGATATATTTAATTGATTATTAGTACCATTGTTAATATCAATTATTGGTATTGAATTCCAAGTACCATCGCCTCTTAGAAATAATCCTGAATTACTTGGATAACCTGTTAATCTGGATACGCTTAATTCTCCAGAAGTATTGTTAGTTAGATCAAAAACTTTATTATCTACATAAGATTTAATAACAAAATCGTTATTTAATAACGGAGTATTACCTTTT